TAAGCTCATCAATTAGGTCAGTTTCAAGATCCGGAACTACAACACTGGCAATCTCGTCCAGTCCTACTGCTCTTTGCGGCTTTGCCTCAAAATATCCTGTAGGTAACTTGCTCGCTCTTCCTGCAAGTTCCATTATATCAGCTATATCTTCATCTGATACTTTGTACCACTGTGATAAGAAACTCTTAACGCCTGTTCTTGTCTTACGCTTAGCCACGGCTTCTGCTATATCACTCATAATCGAGTATTCATCATATCCCATACCTGGCTTTAAGCGAACGGCTATGTCATGCAGTTCATTAGCTATTTCCTTCTGTAGATTTGAATACTCATCCTGATCGATGAGCTTTAATCTGTCCTTCTCGGATCGTATATCATCTATTGACTCAAACTCTCTATTTACGCTACCAAAGAATGAATATCCGCCAAAACCTTTTCCAGTCTGATCTTCTTTTCTCATAGCATTCACGATGTTCATAAGAGTAAAGTCATCATACAGGCTTTCCCATTTCCTCCTGTTTCCAGATGGCGTAAACATGTCCTTATTATTTCTTATACCCTTCTTTTCGATTATTCCATCAAACAGATCATTCAGCCATGCTTCATATTTCGCACGGTTGTTGTTTATTATCTCATCTATAGAATTTGAAAATGCTAGTCTGTCAAGTTTGGTTTCAACTCCATGCCGCAGATACTTCACTATTGAGTTCAATAGATTATCAAATTTGAAATACTCCAGTTCATTTGTTTTTACCTTCTCATACAGTTTGGGAGAGTACTTCTTCTTTTCAAAAGAATTTATCTTATCAAGGATCTTTTGAAGTCTGCCATCTTCCTTAAACTCTTTGTACGACTCTTTGCTGTTCTGATAGTCATGTAGCGCCTGGTCCGGGGTGAACATCAAGGCCAGATACTTTATTACGTCATTATCATAGTAGCTTGAAAGATTTTCTTCTCTTGTAGGAATGTCTATATCAATTCCTTTAGCCTTCGTAAACGCATACTTTAGGGCATCCTTATTTCCATAACCATCAACAACATTGCCCGAATTTCTTTCGAGAATATCCTTTGCATTGTCTGTATCAAGTCCAGTATTTGTAAAGAGTTCGTATTCTTCCCCTATTAAGTCTTTCACCTGCTGCCGTATATCCATAATTTTATCGCTATTGATCTTATAGCCGACACTAGGGAACTCCGGCGTGTACGCATCTCCTGAATATACCTTGTTATACCTGCTTCCCCTGGGATCGATTGTGTCTTTATGAAATAATACTGAGATATTGCCATACATATTATGCCCCATATCAGCTCTTGTTATGGCAATAGAAGGCATAGGGAGGCCGCCTAACTTCAGCGTTTCCATCATCTGCTCTGTGCTCAGATTGTGAATTGCTATCAGGTCATCCGTTTCCTCTATAGGTACATCCAGTGAAAACCTATTGTCTTCATTTCTGGAATAGTATCTTTCATAGTTTACCGGATAATCGTCCTTATCTTCTTTAGTCCACCACTGATACTGCTGTGAAGTCCTGGTATTATAACGCCTATTGATCTGAGGCTCTATCTGTGAATGAAGGCCACTATTTGCCTCCCAGTAATACTCATTCCCCTCTTCATCGAATGTATGTCTGAATAAGGGTTCTCCGGTACCGCGCAACCACGGATATTCGTTGAGTACATCTTCCCTCATCTGCGCATATTCTGTGGAAGTCGGGTTCTTTACTACCTCTGTGTTTCCGGCATAGAATACTCTGTCATCGTCAATGTTTATAGAGTATCTGATATCCGGATCTTCTGTCGGGTTTTCATTGTCAGTGTTTTTGAACTGATTCGAGTTGAATGTGACATAGGATATGCCGTGGTCTTCCACTTCCTGCCCGTAGCCCCCACCAGCTCCCTCGTCAAGTATGATGCCGTCATAGTCCAGCTCGTTCTCGTCGATGAAGTCCTTGATATTGTCTGCCTCGGTCCAGTCAATACCACCACTGATACGGGCCTCTATCTCTGCGTCAGACAAGCTCGGATTTATGCTTGCGCTCCATCCGCCCTTTACATAGTCATTTATGAATACCTCTCTTGTTTTCGGATCTGTGATATCAAAAGGATGAGTGATATTCAGGTATCCCTTGTAGGTCATCTCATTTGTAGCCGGATCATACTTTCCTCTTATGCTGCTTGCAGACGGACTATGATATCTCTCTGCGTACTCCTGGTTGGGCGTAAAGTAATTGAGATCGTTTTTGAATACGGTAAATCCACCATAAGGCGTACCGTGGTACACCGTTATGAGACGGCCCTGATTATCTCTGATCTTGGAGTCTTTGAAGTATTCCTGCTGCTCTGCAGATAGTTTTTTGCCTTCACTATCAATGTCTAACGAATATCTAAGCCCAGATATATCACTATCTTTTCTTGTATATATCAAATGATTGGCAACATCTTTGGATAAATCGTTTGGAAAGTATTCTTTGACATAATTTAATAGCTGTGTTATAGTGACTTTAGAAGATGGAGTTGAAAATGCTTGGGCATGATGCCGAATGTGGCCTTCTCCATCTTCTTTTTTTGCAATTCTCACTGCATATAAAGAGTTTTCTGGACTATTCACACTATAACCCTGATCATAATGATTAACTATCATCCTTACAAGATTAAGGCCGTCTCCATTATCATAGACTCCAAACATTATATAGGCTTTGTTAGCATTTTTTCTTTCTCCATCTGCTTCATTTACAACGATTGCATTTTCAAAAAATGCTGGCAAACTAACAATAGCCTCAATTTGGCTTTTTCTCATGCGATTTAAGCCGTGGGTTATGCCTTCTCTACCGATAGAAACTGGTCCTCCTAGATCCTTATTATAGAGTGCGCTATTTCCCAAATTATTTCTATAATTGTTATATTTCTCTATATTTTTCTTAGTAAATACATTTACTTCACCCTGGGTAAGGTCTTCAGAATATTCTAATTCTGAAAGTCCTAAATCTGCCATTCCTTTTACCGTTATAGGTTGCTTTGATGTAAGAGTTTTGTATGTATAATCATTTTCTTTTACATTTTTTACCGGTTTGATCTCTATCGAGTGTTTATCTACCTCTTCTGCTGCCTCGTCTACCTTTTCTGTAGCATTATAGTTGTCTATCGCTTTCTGCCACTCCTCCATGATGCGAGCACGCAAGCCTGCTGCCCTGTCTGCTTCCATCTGAAGTGTCTTTTGCGAAGCTTCTGAAAGATTAGGATGGCTTGATATATATTTTTTCAGTGAGTCGATCAGATCCTGGATCCATCTTGCTATTCTTTCCAATACAGTATTTGTCTGTACGTTGTTCTTCTGATCTTTTGCAAGCCACTCTGCCAGTTCAGTCATTCCCTCTGGGGTTGAGAATATACCGGCCAGCGCATCGTTTACCAATTCCGCATATGCATCCTCTACAGACTTCGTTCCTTCTACTTTCTGATATGCATTTTGATATCTCTTAATCTTGTCATTGAGCCAGTCTTCTCCCTGCGTCTCAATAAAATATTCAAGTATGAGATTTTGGATTTCCTCCATGCCGTTCTCGTTGTAAGAAAGAGTAAACTCTCCGCCTATCTCATGCACGAGTGTATTCCAGAGGTTGTCATTTTCAATATTCAATACGACACGTGAAGCGTTTTTCTGAAACATACCGTTTACATTTGCTTCCATCTGATCAGACAGGTCTATATCAATGCCAAACTTCAGAGCAAAAGCATTTGCAAACTTCTTAATGGGTGTGTCCGTCTTGTTAGTCCGGTTATCATTTACGACTCCTTTTACCTTCTTAACCTTATTAGGACGCGTATCTACACTCTTTGTAGCCTGTCCCTGCTCTTTGCCGGCATTATATAGTTTGCGCGCGGCTTCTTCGGTCATACCGTTATTCTTATTAACGGCTATACCGTTTCTTTTCAGCACGTCTTCAAAGGATTGTCTTCCCAGCTGTCCTGCCATATAAAATCTATTGGCATTTGTTATGTAGTTACCTACCGGGGATCCCGCCGGATATGATTCTATTACAAGCTGAGCCGTCTGCGGTGAATGGTATTCCATTGCAGCGTTATAGAGTTTCTGCATTCCTCTATCGTTGAAGTGAATATCTGTCATAGGCAGCACTTTACCGTCAGAGGTCTCGATCTTACCCTCTGTAGTGTCTACTATCTTTGATACTTCTATCTCGGTACCGGAGTTTGTTGTAGCCTTTGCATCCTTTGCCGGCAATGCGCTTTCTTCCTTAAAAGCGTCGTTTGCCCCCTGATTGTATGCCACTTGCTGTCTAGGGTTCAGTGTGCCTATGTCTTCTCCACGCCGGCCTGCTTCGTATGCTTCCTGTTCACTTATGCGTCCGCGTCTCAGTTCCTCTGCCGTAATTCCCTGGCTCTGCAGCTTTCCCGCGTATACGTCATACATTCTATCTGCAGTCCGGCGCGCATCCTCATGTGTAGAGTTCTTTGCCTCGTTATAGATCGCTCCCAGTTCGTCTGCAGTTCTTGCCTGGCTCATCCTGGTAGCGGCCTCTTCTGCAGTTATGTCTGACTGCACCGGTGCAAATCTTCTGTTTTTCTGTGGTGCATTGTCTGTGTTTTGTGCTACATTGTCCGTACTTTGCACTACATTGTCTGTACCTTGTTCTACGTTCTTTGCCGCCGCGTTATGCCCGTCTACAAGCTCATTAAATCTATTTGCCAGCTTATCAAATAAAGTCTCTTCCTCAGGCATCTGCGCACGCTGAGCGCCTGCTGTGGTCTCATTTATTAGATCAAGTAATCTTGTCTGTTCATTTGTTGTGATCTTCTCTCCGGCCTCATGCTTCTCTGCCATCTGCTGTGCAAGGCTTTTTGCTTCCTTTGCATATTCCCAGTCTTCATCATTCTTGTATGTCTCTCTGGCATCATCTATGCTCTCAGCAAACTCTTTATAGCTGCCGTCTTTGAACATCTCCTTTGCCTTGGCTGATGTAAGCATACGGTTTCCAGTCAGCGCTATCCCTGCATGTATTCCACCGGCTATAGCTCCGCCTGCCAAATCTAAAAGCATGCTATTGATAAGGTCATTGGTTGCCTGCTTTGTAGCCTGGGATTTTGTTGCCCCCTGATCCATGTATGCTTTTACAGTCTGGTTAAACTCCGACTGATCTGCATTTATGATAAAATCGCCTATTGTATTTAATACATCCGCGCCGAGTTCTTCTCCACCTTCTGTAGCCACTGCTGACAAAAACTGTCCTATCCTCGAACGTAAAACCTTTGCACCCTTTGTATTCAAGATTTTAAAGAACTTATCAATCGAGATTTTTTCTGTAATTATCTCTGCGGCACCGGCTACAGCTGCGGTTGCTAACGCGTGGTTTCGGTCAAGTCCTCTGTTCTGTGCATCCTGCAGAGAGTTTGCTGCAGCAGTCGTTCCCATCATTGCCAGGCCGACATCTTTAAGGGGCAGCATAAGTGTAGAATCTACTACTGACATACCTGTCTGATATGCAAACGAAGCCCCTGCACCGTATCGGTTTTCAAGTTCCTTTGATACTGCCTCTCTGTAATCCCTGGCCTGATTCGCCATATTATAGGTGTATCGGTTTGTATCTATCGTTTCTCGGTCGTCAGCTATATCTTTTCCTACTCCAACAAGCGCCGGTATTCCGCCCAGTGTATTGCCGAAAACCGATGCAGCATTGTCAGTATTGAAAATCATACCGGCAACGCTCTTATCTTTAAGATCCTCAGCCATTTGTGCCTGATCTGCTTCTCTATCGGCTGCATTCTTTTCAAGGTCTCTGGCATGAGCTAACATATCAAACGTTTCTTCATCAACGCCTGTAAGGGACATATACTTATCCTTCAGCTCAGCCTTTGACTCTTTAGGTTCCTGGTCCAGGTCTATCCCGTAATAGTGCTTGGCTATTTTCTTTTCCTCGGTCGTGTACGGTCTGTCGTGCGTAAACTGACTGTTATACTTGTCGAGAATATCTCTTTCTTCGTCTGACAGTTCTGTCAGCTTTCCTTCTGTCTGTGCCTGCTGCCTGTTTGCATATGATTGTGCAGCTTCTTCCTTGAACTTCCTGTCCTGATCGGCGCTTGCCTTCATCTGCTTGAAACGATCAAAGAGACTCTGATCCTGGTCAGTCTGTTCCCAGGCATGTGCAAGTGCTAACGGATCATGTCCCGTATCAACCGCATAATCTCCCAGTCTATATCTTCTGGCTTCTTCGGACTCGAATGTCCTTGTTCGTACACCGTCCTTGTCCCTGCCTTCGGTTACATACCATCTGTTTGCGTTCTGTTTTATATCACTCTTTGCCTTTTCCTGAGTCTGTATTATCTCCGGGGTATTCGTCATGGTATCTGTGCTTTTATTCTCCGGAATAGACTTTTGCGGAGCCTGTATGATAGACTCCGCTTTTCTTTCCTGCTTCTGATGAAGAGGATCGGATAACTGCTGATTGAGCTTATCCTTCTCTTCATCCTTCTCTGTATTCCTGGTAGGCTTTGTATTTATGAACCACTTTCCCATAATGAGACTCCTTATAAACGTCCGCTAACTGAATTGTTTACCGTGTTGCTTACTGTGTTGCTGATCGTATTGCTGATGGTCTTACTCCAGTTCCTCTCCCATGCATCTTTAAGTGTCTGCATGACTGCGTTCTTTTCCTTCCAATACTCGTCATTCCAGTATTCTCTGTTCCTGGACCACATATCCCAGTCGAAGTCTCTCTCATCACTGTAAGCGCTTTGTGCATAGCTTCTGTCGGATTGCCAGTTAGAAACTCTGTCTCGGTATTGATCATAGTCAGTGTCATATCTGCCCTTTGCCAGGCCGTACTGGTTCAGAAGCTGCTCTCCCTCGTCTCTGTATCTCTCATAGGCCATGTTGTATAGCTCAGGTACCCTATCATTTAACTGTCCCAGGTATGTCTGATACGCCTGCTGCCCTGCTGTTTCAGCATATGAGTTAGCATATCCACCTGTCATAGCTGATGCCTGTCCCATGGTATCTTCCATGGCCTGCTTGCCTTGTGTCATATACTGATCTTTGTACTGCTGATACAGAACATCTGCATTCATGTCATAGGTGAACTTGTCCCTATTCATGATCTTGTTGTAGATGTCATCCAGCTGTGTCCCGAATTTACTTGTGAAGTCTCCGGGCTTTGCAGCTAAGGTATCCTGCAAATACTTATAAGCGTTCTGTACGGTCGTCCCCGGTGCATAGTCCCCTGAGTATCTGCTTCGCTGTGCCTGAGTGGTAGGATCTATAGGGCCGACTGCCGATGTGGTCTCTGTAGCATGAGACTCACTACCGCCGTTCGTTTCACTCGTAGTTGTTGACGACGTTGTAGATGAGGTCGTCGAGTTTGAGTTGGTATAAGATCCACTAGATCCACCGGATCCACCAGATCCCTTTGATCCAGATGAAACCTTATTCGACAATCCGCTTCCGGCCTGGGTATTTGAGACCGGCGTACTCTTACTTACTTTATTCTTTTCGTTTACTCCATGTACGTCTACGCCTATAACATTCATAGTCCTGCCCCCTTTAGTTTTTGAGTGACATATTCCATTGTTTTCTTCTCGCTGGCATCTATTGCGTCCTGCATCTGTTCCTTTGTGACGGGTTTAAAGCTCTCATTCAGGTTAGTCTCATCTATGTTGACAAACTTGATATTCAGCTTATCTGTCAACTCTTTGCACCACTTCTCTATGCTTCTTATATCTTCCTCGGTGCTCCGGTGAGTCAACATTGGTTTTCTAATATCTTCCATTGTCGCTTCCCACCTCCTCAGTTTCAGTTATGCTATATACCTTTGCATCTCCGCGGCCTTCGAGCCTTAACCTGTAATGATCGCACTTGCGATTGCATTTGAAGGGATAGGATATACTCTTTGTCCTGTCCTTGCCCTCCATATCTGTGAGTTTGATCCACTCTCCGTCATCATATGAGACATATACGGTTATGACTGACTTATAAGGGATCCTGGCCCGTATGATCAGCCTTGTGGGTTCTTTTGTGTCCGGTGACTCGAAGCCATATTCTCCTGTTACTGCTTCCCATTCTACGACGTGTTCCTGCTCTGCTTCGTCCAGATCGAATGAGTCTTTGGCTTCTCCGAATCCGTATAGCTTTAATCCACTCTGTCCGTATAGCTGGCCACTGTTCGAATATGCGAACTCTTCTATATCCAGATCATCCTCCCGGTGCCATAGTCCCTTATCAAGGTCATATACAAACAGATGT